TAGGAGACAGATGGACCCAATCGTGAACGACCTCTTGAACGCACTCATCGTGGGACTCGTGCCGGTGGCTATCGGCGCGCTCGGCTACCTCGCCAAGCAGGTCATCAACCTGATTCAAGCGAACGTCAGCAAGGAGCAGTACGCGATGCTGGAGAAGATTGCCTCGGCAACCGTGGCGAGCATCAACCAGACGCTGAGCAGCAAGGCTGGCGAAGAGAAGAAGCAGGCTGCGCTTGCGCTCGTGCGAAGCGAGTGCGCCAAGCGTGGCATCAAGTTGGACGAAGAGGCCATCGGCAACGCCGTAGAAGCCGCCGTGTACCGCGCCAAGTTGGGGGCTTGACAAAAGACTGAGACAACTTCACTCTGGCTGCGTGGCGTGTAGCTGCGCCACTGAAGGGGAGGAACATGGCAAAAGTCAGAAGGGGTCCGCGCTGCGCGATGTTCGCGCCTCCGCTACCTGCGGAGGACCTTGAGCAGCTTCGGGCTGCTTTGAAGGCGCCTGAGGTCGCGACGTCGTCAATCTGGCGATGGCTCGACAAGAAGCAGGTTGATGTAGGCATTGAGACCGTGAAGCGGCACCGCAGGGGCGAGTGCTATTGCAGGAGGGAATCATGAACGACTTCAAGGAGTTCAACGAGCAGGACGAACTGACCGAACTCAAGGCGGCGCACAATCGGGCGCTGAGAACACTCGCCAAGAAGGACCGACAGACGCAGGAACTGGTCGAGGCGGTCTATCGGGCGGCAAAGGATGCGGCGGTCGGGATGAAGATTCCAGCCGTGCCAGCGCCTAAGCCGGACAAGCGCAAGGGGAAGCGCGAGGTTGCCGTGGTGCAACTGAGCGACTGGCAGTTGGGCAAAAAGAGCGCCGACTACGACATTGACGTGGCGCAGAAGCGCATCGAGCTGCTGGCTCAGAAGGTCAAGCGGGTCGTGGAGATTCAGCGGCTGGACCACCCTGTGGACACGGTGAAGATTCTGCTCACTGGCGACCTCGTGGAGTCAGACGGCAACATCTTCCCAGGACAAGCCTACGAGGTTGAGGCTGGCGGTCTGTATGTCCAAATTTTCAAGGGAGCCGAGATGCTCGCGCAGTTCGTGCGAGCGATGGCCGCGCTCTTCCCAGAGGTGGAGGTCTACGGCGCCATCGGCAACCACGGCAGACTGGGACGCTACTCGGACCACAGCCCAGAGAGCAACAGCGACGCGATTCTCTACAACATCGCGCGGCAGCTCGTGGCGAGCGAGAAGCGCGTGCAGTGGAAGGAGAGCATGACCCTCGGTGGTCGGCACTGGTACGACACGCTGGAACTGCCAGGCGGCAAGGTCGGCATGATTGTCCACGGCGACCAGTTCCGAGGTGGGCTTGGCATGCCGTGGTACGGCGTGGCAAAGAAGGCGAGCGGCTGGCGCTTGAGCGTCGCGCCGTTCGACTATCTCTGGTTCGGACACTGGCACCAGCCAGCGCGTCTCGTGTTGGCTGACGGCAAAATCACGACGTGGTGCAGCCCAAGCCTTGAGTCAAGCAACCGCTTCGCTCAGGAGGTCGTCGGCGCGTCCGGCGAGCCAGGGCAGTGGCTCCAGTTCTTTGATGCTGAAGGAGAAGTCTCAGCGGAGTACCTCGTCAGGCTCCGCTAGTGCCATTCCTGTCGGGGCCTCCTGCTCCTACTCCAGACATGTTTGGGAGCTGCACGGTGTGCGGCGAGACCAAGAAAAGGGTCTGGAAGTTTGCCGAGCAGGAGGTCTCCCTGACAGCCGATTATTCAGCGGTCCTGTCCTATGCTATCTGCCGAGCGTGCCTGGAGGTGGTCTGGGACGTGCTTGAGGACGATGACTACGGCGACCCTCGGGACGCCGACCCCCCTGGCTGACCTCCTCCAGCCAGGGGGACTACCCTCCCAAAAATAGGGGCTTGACAAGCCGTGACGTCACGTTCTACCATCGTGACATCGGGAGGAACCCAGCCAGACGGCAGGGCCGATAAGTAGGAGGAACAGATGACAAAGGCAGAACTCAAGAAGCTACAGGTCTCATGCTCCAAGTGCGGCAACCGAGAGAAGGTCACCGCGATGCGCTCGTGCCATCAGGAGTGCTTCTCGTTCTATTGCGAGAAGTGCTTCGCGCATGACTACACCTCCACCGGTGTCGCTGGCGTTCCAGCCCTCGACATCCTCGCAGTGGAGATGCGCTGATGAGCCAGACACACGGCTGGGTCAATCGCAGCGAGCGCAAGGGTCACGCGACCTTCGTGGTTGGCGACCCTAACTCGACCGAACTCCCATCGCTCATCTTTGAGCTGGGCGTTCGCCCGAAGCGCAACGAGAAGCCAGTTGCAGAACACGCGCCAATCGCGTGGAGCGAGATTGCTCGCATCGCAGCCGGCGAGACAACCCTTGAGCAGTTGAAGGAGGCAGCAAAGTGAAGACCCTCATCTTGGACTCACTCGCAGTCGCAACGTTCATTGCAGCGATGGTGCTGCTCTTGGCACTTGGGAGCATGTCATGAGGCTCAACCGAAAGACGCAGCCACTGGTCTATACGCGAGCGGCAATCCGCACCACGATTCTGGACGAGCAGAAGAGGCGCGTGGAGTTGATGCGATTCATCGCGCAGCTCTGCTTCGCCTTCGCTGGTCTCATCTTCGTAGCGGCGGCAATCGGCTGATGCCTGTCTACGAGTACCGCTGCGGCGACTGCGGACACCGAGAGGAACACACGCACTCGATTCAGAACGTCTACAACCCGCGCTGCGAGAAGTGCGGCCGCTGGATGCGGATGGTCTACTCACCGGCAGCGGTGGTCTACAAGGGCGAAGGCTTCGCCAAGAAGGACAGAGCAAAGAAGGAGCACAAGTGATGGTCAAGTGGAGATGCCTGATGTGCGACGCGAAGCAGCAGAGCGATGTCAAGCCACAACTCGGTCAGCGACTATGCAAGCAGTGCATGGTTGGTCACTACGAGCGGCTGGTCGCAATCTACAAGCCAGGAGGCGGATTCAGATTCGAGGAGGCGAAGCTGCATCTCAAGGCAGCAAAGGCTGAACTCAAGGCAGCAAAGAAGGAGGTCAAGGCGTGAGCAAGCAGTACGAGTTCGTCAAGGCAGAGCAGCGCAGTCCTGAGTGGTTCGCACTTCGGGCTGACGGCATCACGGCGACCGACGTCTCGGTCATCGCGGGGCTGAATCCATACAAGACGCCCTACCAACTCTGGGCTGAGAAGTTGGGCAAATACACGCCAGAGCCAGTCGGACCAGCCGCCGTTCGCGGCATCCTGCTGGAGAACGCAGTGGCAGAGTTCTACGAGATGGAGACTGGCCGCGAGTTGCGCCGTAGCAACGGCATTGTCCGGCTCAAGGAACTTCCGTGGGTGATGGCGTCACTCGACCGCACCATCGTCGGCGAGGAAGGCTTGGTGGAAATCAAGACAAGCACCTCACCGCGCTGGAGTCTGCACCCAGTCCCGCCAGAGGTGGTGGCTCAGGTGCAGTGGCAGATGTTCGTGACGGCAGCGCCGTGGTGCGACATCGCGGTCCTGCTCGGCGGTCTCGTCTTCCGCATCGAGCGGGTTGAGGCTGACCTGAACTATCAGACGCAGCTCTACGCGAAGGCAGTGGAGTTCCGCAACGCACTTGCAACCCAGACGCCGCCAACCTTGCAAGGCGAGGACAGCGACGCGCTGGCGCAGGTCGTGCCGCAGACCAGCGAGGAGTACGCGCAGGCTGACGTCTCGCTGGACCGGCTCGCGGCGCTCTACGCTGAGAAGCAGTACGAGTCGCGGCTGCTGGACCAAGAACTTCAGAACCTCGCCATCGGACTCAAGGAGTCCATCGGCGAGAAGGTCGGCATCGTTGGTCAAGGGTGGTCAGCCACCTGGAAGCAGAACAAGGCAACGGTCAAGACGGACTGGGAGAAAGTTGCAGAGACTCTGCACGCAGTCGCGCCAGACACCTACGCCGAAGCGGTCAAGCGCCTCACCCAAGAGAAAGCAGGCGCACGAGTGTTCAGGTTTAGAACAGAGGAGGGACTATGAGCAAGGACATCGCAGCAGCACTATTGGCTCCGTTCGAGGAGAAGGACTTGAAGCATCGCCCAGGGCGTGCCGGCATGACGTTCACCTACGCCGACGCGCGAGCAGTCGCGCAGCGGCTGGATGACGTCCTCGGCATTGAGTGCTGGCAGTTCGAGGTGAAGGTCGCGGACGGCGCACGCAACGTCGTGCATGGTTCGCTGGCAGTGGTCATCGGTGGGAAGACGACCATCCGACAGGACTTCGGGTATCCCAACTCTGCCCAAGATGACGAACCTCTAAAGAGCGCGGCCAGTGATGCGCTCCGCAGGTGCGCCGCGCAGCTAGGAGTGGGCAGGAGCCTCTATTCACCAGAGAAGGGTGTCCCAGTACCACTTGGGAGGGTTCCGCGCCTCTCCGTGGCTCCTACACCCCTCTCCGTTGATTCTACGGAGGGGTCTGGAACCGCTACGGACGATGCCATCCTCGCAGCAAAGGCTGCAATGCTCTTTGCCGAGAACGTCGGCGGCGAGACATGCAGCCACGGCGAACTCTGGACGCTCAAGCCAGGCGGCGTGAGCAAGGGAACTGGGAAGGCATACAACCCCTTCTGGGCCGCGTCGCACCGCACGCCTGACGGCGGTTGGTGCAAGGACAAGCCGAGCCGCGAGTTCGTGGCGAAGCAGAGTGGCGAGCCACCGAAGCCGAAGATGGTTCCTGAAGACACGCAGAACCTAGAAGACCTGCCGTTCTAACGGCTGAGAGGAGGACGCAATGAATCTCTGGATAAAGTGGTCAGCACAGGCACACAAGGATGCGGTCATCAGCAGCTTGACCGACACGCAGTTCCGAGCGTT